ACGCCGATCGGGTGGACTTTTTTGTCGCAGAGGCCAATGTCGCTGAGGCGGCCCACTACATCGCCGATCTCGCCAGGGAAAAGAACCTCGATGAGGCTGGACGGAGGACCAGGACTTCTTTGGCACCGGCGTCGCGACCTGGACCAATAGCACAGTCGAGCGTTATCTGAGCAGGATGCCAGGTTCGTGCGTATAAAACAATTTATATCGAAGGCGTACAGGTGCGTGAACATCGTTGGATAATGGAACAACACTTGGGACGCAAGCTGGAGAGTTGGGAGCATGTGCATCACATTGATGGAAACCATCTCAATAACAATATCGAGAATCTAGAAGTATTAAGCAATGCCGATCACCAACGAAAAGAATTGGCTGCGTGGAGCAAGTCAATCGGTTTGTAATCTAAGCTTTTCGTACCACAAACACTAAATCATCGTAGCGTCCTTTGACACTGCGAAGATCCACTCGATCAAAAGCAAATTCACTGCCTAGATTTTCTACTTCCGCTTCTAAGCTTGCCGCTCTTAAACTCTTTCATTACTTTTGAGATTTTAGCTTGACGTTCTTTTTTGTTCATGATAAGTTGGCGATGTCCCAATTATAGCCATCTGCTACAACGTAGCAGCCCTTCAGGAATCCAGCAATCACTTGCTCTATCCATTGAAAATCATTATCAGTCATGCCAGGATGGCATCCCAAGAAGAAAACTCGATCCAACACTTGATAAGCATTTGGAAATTCCTTGGGATTGCCAAGATGTTTGTATCCAGGATGCAATAAAAGATTGCCTGCAAAGTAATTCCTAGTTTGCACGCCATTCTGTTCAAGATGCGTTTGCAGTGCATGTTTTACGCTGGGCCGTTCACAAACAATTGGCACCCCAAACCAACTACACTCCACTTCGTCGCTTTCTTTTACCACCCTTATTGACGACGGCAATAATTGGAATATATCGGCAATGCGCTGGTAATTGTTTCGACGTTTTTCGTGAATTTCGTCAAACTTCTTTAGTTGTACAGACCCAACGGCACCCTGCAAGTCAAGAGGCTTTAAGTTATAGCCAATGGTACTGAATACATATTTATGATCAACCGGCACATCGTATCCTTCTAGCCACTTGTCAAAGCGATTGCCGCACGTTCCATTGGTGAGCAAATTACATTCTCCCACGCAATAGCAATCCCTGCCCCACCAAGCAAAACTTCTGGCAAGCTTGTTGAATCCAGGCAGGCAGGAAGATACCATTCCCCCTTCCATTGTGGTGATATGGTGGGCTGGATAGAACGAACAAGATGATGCCACAAAAACATTAGACAACCATTGTCCCTTCCATTTGCTTCCAAGGGAATCGCAACCATCGGCAATCGGTTGTATATTGTGTGCCTCGCAAATAGAGAGTAAGCGATCAATATCACAAGGGTTGCCAAGTACTGGGCTGTTGATTATTGCTACTGTTTTGTCGTTGATAGCATTTTCAACTTCATCCAAGCTCCAGTTCAAGCTATTCCATTCAATGTCCACAAATCGTGGCACCATGTTATTCTGCAAGATAGGCGCTACTGTCGTAGGAAACCCAACGACACTTACAATAATCTCTGCGCCGTCTGGCCAGTCAAAATATTGCTTAAGTGCAGCTAGCATCACGAGGTTGGCAGAGCTACCACTATTAACCATCAGGCTTTCTGAAAAATTGAATTTCCTGGAAAACTCTTTTTCAAATCGTGCTACGTTTGAGCCAGATGGCAGCCAGCCACCAGTGAGCAAGCAGTCAACGGCTGCTTTTATCTCGTCTCCATTGAAAAATGGGCCGGAATAGAGAACTTTTGGTTGGTGCATAGGTCGAGCAAGCCCTCTTCCAGGGAAATCGATGGGAGAAAGCCTAACGATTGAAGGCTGCTGCAGTCTAGTCTCATTGCCAGAGATTGATCACTGTTGCGATGGGGGCGCAGGGAAACATGGCTTGAACTGGCCAGCATTGCCTTGCATGCCATTATGCAGTCGCTCTGCAGCGCGCTGTCGCCAGATGCAATGTTGTAAATCTTGTTCAGTTCACCAGTATCGCAGGTGAGGGCAATGGCTCGACATATGTCATAAATATGCATGTAGTCACGTCGCAACCCAAAAACGCCTTGTACGGGTCGATTTTCCCTTAGCTCTTGCACAATGTAATGCAATGCATTACGCTGCCCGTCGCTCTTGTCTGGACCACCGTAGACATTGCCAAGTCGGAGTATTCTCCATTTGATGCCATGGAAAGAGCAAAAGTCAATAACCAGTTGCTCGGCGCAGTGCTTGGTGATCGAATAGAGCCCTTGTGGCTTGCATTGAGAATTCTCTCTCATCTCCTCTTCGTGTGGACCATAGACAAACCACGAACTGATAAAGTTGAAAGTCTTGACGCCTGCATCCTGACACAGGATTAGGCGCTTCATCAGGCAATCAATATTTGTATTGGTGTGAATCAATGGGTTGGAATAGCTATTGCTGGTGGTGCTGATTAAATACAACACCTCTTTGCTTGCTGGTGCTAGCTGGTTGCGAGATAACTTGTGTCCACCGTAAAGCGCAATAAAGTAGGATCCAATGATGCCAGTGCCACCATAAATGCTATACATAATTATCCAGTGAAGTCAATGCGAGACTCCTTGAGCTTGCCAGCACCAAAGAAATAATCACCATTTAAGACAATGGCAGTAATAAGCCGTTCAGCAGCAAATGCAATGCTTCGCTGTTGGTATCCCGTCAATGTCTTGCATAGATCTTGATGTTCCTCCCATAATGGCATCATGGTTGCAAAAACAATTTCACAATATTTATCAAATAAGTGCTTAGGGCCTCTTGCCATATTGCATCCATGAAACCTTTGCTGCTTCCATGCATTGTCAACCATTTCATAGGACAGTGGGATTTTGTTCTTACTGGCCAGCTCCCTGGAAAATGCTGGAGCATTGAACACTGAATGGCAGTCCATATACTGCTGTTCTACGCTTGCAAAAATTGCAGGAGGCGGAACATACAAGACATCATCCTCTGATGATGCCAAGTCTTCCTCGTTCCATGGCCTGCGATATTGGCATACTCCTAATTGCGCATGGTTTGCATTTTTCCATGCCCAGTACAATACGGTCAAGTCTCCAAACCATGGATTAAGACATGAAATGTTGTCGCCACTATCGTCCAATGTAAAATTTTTACCCACATAGTAGGTGCGACGATCATCTGACAAATAGGTGGCTCCAGCTATAGTTGCCTGCACTGGAAATGCAGACGTAAATCGAGGGGGATGGTTGTCAATGCAACAGCAGTAAAGCATTGAACTATTGTCAGCCATAGATCTTCCTTTGCGCCCATAGTTTATTGTAATTATTCACGCCCTTGGCCCCTAGACCAGTCAAGTCGCCGCCTCCAGACGGCTTGCTCCATGCCATAATTGTTCCATTTGGCAGCACAAAAGCTCTATTCTTTTGCTCATGAGCGGGAGTTAGCTCTAAATAATCCCCATAAGTGAAGTCAAGATCAGCTCCATTCATGGCCAATGCTCGTCCCAGAAGAGTTGGTCCTGTAGGACATAATGGCGTTATGCCATAATATTGTTCCTGACAATTTTGAACAATTAAATCAATAGCAATGGACAGTGCATTGTTCGCTATTTGCGAATAGAGAACAGTAGTAGCACAAGCCCAAGATGTAAAGCTAAAACGTTGAATATCCCTAAACGCCAAAAACTTTATGCGATCTCCTATCTCCACTGGATGTTCCATCCTCACCGCAATATCGAAATACCATCCGCCTAGTTTGTTCAGCAAACAAAACCGACCAAGGTCGGCCTTGTATGAATAAGGCTGCAGGCAATCATATGCCCATAGCACATCTGCATTATAATTATCTGCAATGAATTGACGAAGACTGTCTTTTGTATAAATGGTATGGTTAGCGGTTGGGAATGCTGCCTTTACGGTATTAGTGGCATATTGAAGAAAAGGCGATAGTTCATCGTCTGTGTCGCTAATGAAAATTTGAGAGATGTTCATAGTGATCACGCGATTTTCATGGGTTCAAAGCCTTTGAATTTAGGCTTTTGGATTGCCTTGCTCTCGGGTTGTTTTTCGTCAATCTTTAACGTCTCCTCGACAAGAAGCAGTACTTTTTGCACAATGACAGGCCAAGTGAACTGCTCTTCATGCAATCGTGATTCACACCACTGCCCAGCAGCGTGCAGAGCTTCTCGATTGTAATAGTAATAATCAAGAATATCAGCCATGCTTTGTGGCTCAGGAAGCATGCGTTCTAATCCGTAGCTGGTATCGGTTTCCGATCCATGGCATTCAATTCTCGGAATGTCATTAAAAATTTCCTTCAAGCTTGTATGGTCGGGCACCAACTGTGCCACCCCTGTAGCCCCGTGTTCAGTATTGACAAGTCCCCATCCCTCGCCAATACAAGAATTCACCCCAATGTCACAAGCATTGTAAACTTTATTTAACTCTTCAATGGACAAGCAATTGTCCACGGAGAAGTGTGGGCTCGTAAGAATTAATTTCCCCTTTGAATCATAGCCTTCATCACGAGCAACTCTTTTGAACAGTGGAACCAGCTCCCATCCGGTGTCTTTTGATCCCATGTGCAACCATAGACGAGCATCAGGCTTGTCTTTGGCGAACTTTATGAAACCCTTGATCGTTAAATCAATCCGCTTTCGAGGTTGATTTCTGTTGCCATTGAAAACGATAAAAGCATCCTGCGGCACTCCTAAATCTTCCCTGCATTGCTCCTTGTCCATGGAGAAAAACTTTGTAAAATCAGTACCATGCGGAACAATATGAATAGGCTTTTCGTAGCCCATTTTAACCAACTCTGCCTTGGCAAATTCCGTATAAGTGGCAAGTCCGTCCCATCCTTCAATCAACTTGTTCAGTTCAGGGAACAAGCCATAGCTATCAATTGGAGTATAAACAAAGAATTTAAAGCCCAGGCTTTCTTTTAGTTCCTTGATATTTTGCCATAGGCTAATGCCAATCCACAAATCATTCGTTATCCAGACCAGGTCTGGCTTGATTTGTTGGACCAACTCGCTGATGCGATGGTTGCCAAATGGATCTGTACCATGGGCCATTGCTGGATACATCTTGCAATGTGCCTGCATTTCGCTGGGATCGCCATGCCAGTTGACCGCCAGAGCATGCACTTCGTACTCTTTGGCTAGCGCAGGGATAAGGTATTCGGCCACTCGTCCGAAACCAGTCTGGCAGCCAACGTCGCCACAGTATAAAATTTTGAGCATGGAAGGTCGGAATCTTTCCGATGATAGAGGCAAAAATTACACCGGCACCACTGATGCCTGCTGCCTGAAGAACAATACTGAGCATCTACACCTAGACCTGCATTCGCAGCGAATGCCAGGCATGGGCACAGTACCTATTGGCACTATGCCGCGAGCGGCATAGTCAACGCAGCTTTGGCAGTGCTGAGCCTGTGCATCTAGGACGCGCTTTATTAATGAGTAGCCTTGATCTTGCTGACGAATGGCAGTGCCTTCCCAGTACGTGCTTCGCACGCTTCGTGCATACAGACCAATGCGAGCAAGTGCCATTGCAGGAGAAACGCGCTGCTCTAGCAAGTCAAGAGCAAAGCGCTGCAAGTAGGCGTATTCCGAGCGAAGCCTCTGCCCAATGCGTCCGTATTCGCCACTTCCCATGTTCCCCTTGCCGCCATGGCCAACTATTGCCGCTTGAATGTGAGCGCCTTTAATGGCTTCCCTTATGCTTTTTTCCCATTGATCTAGCGTGATATTACCGCTGTTCAGCATGTTCGTAATGCGCTTGAGCGAGCTTTCCAACTTGTCAATGCGACCGTCAACAAGCTTTTCCACTGACGATTGACTCAGGAACCTGCCTTTCTCATCGCGGTAACGTCCAGTGTTGCGGTCGTAAGACCAAGCAGCGTCCATTCTGGTAGACAGAACAATGGAGGAGAATTGGCCAATGTCATTCAGCATTGTCAGCTTCCAAAAGTTCCTTGAAACGAGCAGGGGCTTCTTCCTTCCATTCAGCTAAAGCTTTGTCAATGTCCTCTTCGGAAATGAACGCAGCTTCGTCAATGCCTCCCAGAATGCGCCCTTCCACTTTCATGGGCTCAATGGCATCCACCTTACTGCTGACCATTTTGGCTGGTCCTTTGCGTTCGGGGTCGGGATCAGCATTGCGCTTGCGAGTGACAATTGTTTGACGCTCTTCTTTGCTCATTGTTTCAGCTTTGGCTTTGGGCAGGCACTTGGGTTTGCCTTCCTTTTCTTCGCGGCCTCCACATTCGCCAAGGATTTCCCCATTGGCCCCAATTCTCACCCATTCTTCCTTGAACCATTTATCTAGATCGTCATAAGCAATATCACCGTTATCTCCTTTGATGCCGCTACCACTACCGTGTTTACGCGCATAAAGCTCTTTGTATTGTTTTACCATGAAAGCGCTGGCATAAGCACTAGGCCATACCTTGAATTTATTTTTTGCCGTTGCAATTGCTTGCTCATGTAAATCCTTGTCTTTGAATTCAATATCACCACGAACTGCTTCGAGGTCACGAGACAAGAACAGTCCAGCGCTATCTTCTACTTCGCGACTGCCGTCCATCGGGAGAGTTCCATTCTCTTCGTTTAATGGATCACGACCGCCCACAGGAATCGCAGGTTTACTACCCCCTTGTTGAGTGGCGCCACCCCCTTGTTGAGTAGGAAGCTCACGAGGGAGCGATGGGTCAAGCGTGAGTTCCATTGACCACTCAGAGCCTCCGTAACGAGCATCAGCCACCTCTTGCGGGTGCAACACCCCTAGCTGGATATAGCGACCGTCAACGGCTGCTACGCGGGCTCTCACGTCAGCCTTTTCTCTTTCGTTTAGCTCGAACAAGTCGTTGAAGTGAACGCGCCATGACTTTGGAATGCGCCCCTTAGTGGGGCCAGTTTGGCTGAGCATGATGTACTCAAGAAGTTGCTTGAGGGGGCGATGGAAAGTGGATTGTTGGTAATCAGCAAGTGTTTTAGCAAAGTCACGCTCTTCGCTTCGCCCAGTAGACCCAAGGCCACCAGGGCTTTCACCAAATAACACTGTATGAGGAATCTTAGAAGCACCAATTATGTCCACACGGGTTTTTTCAAGGATTTCGCCAATGCCACCAAAGTTACGGCTAATGAAAGCAAGCTCTTCCTTTTCCGCATCAATTGCATATCCCCTGTAAACGCTTTTGCTCATGTCATTTAAAACCAATCGGTTCCTTACGTCTGCTTCCTTACCAGCGGCCAACATTTGTGCCAGTCCTTTAATTTTGTGAACAAAAATATCAAATTCGCTCAGCAAGGTAGCAGCAGAATGAAGGCCTGTCCAGTAGTGCTTAAAGCTTTCATAGATAGTCTGCAGACTGCTCATGCCCCATCCATAGTTTCGCTGCCTAATGCGATAAGGGAGCCAGTCACCATCAAAACGCAATATCCTGTCTTTATGGATAAGAGTGAGCTGAGGTTGTCTAATTAAATCCCCGGATATGATTTGATAATAAGTGGCCTTGGAGTAGTCGTATAGATTTTCTTCATTGATCACTGGCGCTATCTGCCAGCGGTCCAACACCTCCATGCCTTCAATAGTACGAATGTTCTTTTTGTCTACTGGTTGGTCTGCTGATCGGCCATCGTCAATATACAAAAGCAACACAGCCCCACCGTACAAGCGAGCATTCTTGGCCGATAGCATAAAATTTTCCAAGATATGCATATCCTCGATCACCTGCTCAATACCAACCACCTCCTCTGCAGCGGCACCCTCACCCCCAAACAACACTTTGAATCCCTTGCGGGTGGCCTGCTCTGCGTAGATGTCAACAATTCGCCTCGGCAACCATTCCCCATAGAGCGCTTCCAGTTCTTCTTGTGATAAGAAGGAGATTGCCTGGGCCTGGGTGGACAGGCTCTTGTCACGGCCCATCATGCCCATGCCAGTAAGGGCGTTAGCTAGTCCATCATTACGCAAGCCCATTTCATTGGCATGTCCCAGATCTACGTCAGGCATTGTTTTCCCGTAAGCTTGTTCCTTAATTCTATACCGGCTAAGATGTGAACGATGATTCTTTTTATGCCCATCCCCATTGAATTTGTCTTTTCTGACGAAGAACGGCAATCAGCAGTGGCCGAGGGTCGGCGGAGGCAATCGGTAAACGAGAGCAAGGGGCTGCGAGGACGCAACAATGGCGCATCAATTGGTGGTAAGGCCCTGGAAATTCACTTACTTGGTGCTGCCGGTGAAATGGCCGTGGGATCCTTTCTTGGCATGAAGCATTTGTTGTACCAGGAAAGCGAAGCCAAGAGAGGTTCTGACGATCTTCCCGGTATAGACGTGAAAACCAGATCAAAGCATTCGTATGATTTGATCGTGCAAAAGAACGAAGATCCACAGAAGAAATTTGTTTTGGTGACCATTGAAAATCAAACCACTCTCATTCATGGCTGGTGCCTGGGAGAGGAAGCGATGGAGGAAAGATTCTGGAAAGACCCCGCTCGCAATCGCCCAGCCTTCTTTTTCCCTAAGGAATTGTTGCATAATATGAATGACTTAATTCTTTCCGTCTAAGATGACTCTTAAGTGTTCTGAGTTTGCAAAATTAGCACTTGGCCTTGATCTTTGGCCAATGCAGAAAAAGATTTTAGATAATCTATTTGATAAAAAAATTAACCATGCGGTATGGTGCCTAGGTAGACGTAGTTCAAAGTCAACCATGGCTGCTATTGCGGCAGTGTACATGGCCTTCTGTCAAGAAGAACACTTCAGGCGAAAAGTGCGAAAAGGAGAAAACTTTTATGTAGTCACAGTGGCTAACGATTTGAAGCAATCCAAGATTGCGCTTGACTTCATTCGACAGCTACTGGTCAACAGTCCGTTAGAGCAAGAAATTGTAAGAGAAACAACATTAGAAATTACTTTAAGCAACAACTGCACATTCCAAGCAATTCCAGCATCAGCACGAGCTTCTCGTGGTAAAGCTGTTGCAATGGCAATTTTTGACGAATGCGCTTTTGGTCTTGAAGGCGATGCAAATAGAGGGACCAAGGCAATGTTTGATGCATTGTCACCATCCATTGCTCAATTCGCGCCATACAGCAAAATCCTAGAGCTTTCGTCTCCATGGCTAGCTGATGGCACGTTCTACGAACACTTCAGGCAAGCTGAAAGTGGTGAATTTATTGGCATGGACTGCTTAAAAATTCCTACTTGGGAAATTAATCCAGGATTGCCATGGGGATGTGATTTCTTGGAAAATGCTCGCAAAAAAGATCCTGAAGCTTTTGAAGTGGAATTTGGCGCTCAGTTCAAAAGCAATAATGCAGCATTGGTTACTGCTGAAATTGTAGAAAGCGCCGTTAACAAAGATCGTGGTGTATTATTTCCAGATAAAGAATTCACCGGCACCTATGTACTATCATTGGATCCGGCAAGAGGAGGCGTGGGTCGAGATGACTACACTGCATGTATTGTCCATTATGAAGGCACACGATTGATTGTAGATAAATTCCATAGCTTTGAAGCTGATTTTGAAATTGCAGGAAGAAAAGAAGTCAACATGTCTAAGGTAGAGGAATGGATTAAGGAACATCATCGTATTTATGAATTTCAATGTATAGTGCTTGACCAATACAACAGTAGTTTTATCATTCAAAACTTGTCCAAAGAGTTTCCCATTGCTGAACTAGCCTGGTCGGTCAGTACAAAGATGAAAGCTTTTAGTAAAATGAAAGAGCTTTTTAATGCTGGACTCATAGAACTCTACCCTCACCAAAAAGCTATTTCACAACTCAAAAATTTAGGTGTGATTTATAGAAGCAGTGGACAATGGAGCGTAACTGGTGGTAAGGAGGTGGGAGTAGATGACTTTGCTTTTGCTTTGGCTGCCGCAATCCTTGAGGCGTCCCGTGATAATGATATTGATTGGCTCAATAGCCTGGTAAGATGACCGTTAAACAGTTTGCCATTAGAATTTTCAAGAAAATTGGTTTTCCATGGATCGTGAAAAATGATTGATGTAACGATGTCAGATAAAGAGCTGAGGTTTCTCTTGGCATTGCTTGATTGCGACCGACAAACAGCTTTGCAGCTTTTAGCTGCTGAATATGCTTATAAACCCACGTTGGTTCCAAAGTTTCAGCAAGCGCTGAAAAGGCTTAAATCAATGAAAGCACTAGACTAAGGCAGATGCTCGAATCATCATGGTCATGCCTGAATTGGTTGAAAAAGCCTGGGACTTGGCTTTAGATGCAGCGGCAAATATTGAGCACACTTGCGCTTTGCATGGCTTTGATAGCGATGAAGCGGATCGCGCTAGATCCATTTACGAACGTCGTATGCACGAATACCAAGAAGTGACAGCAAGTTGTCTCGCCTTGAGCAAGATGGTCAAATGACACGAGATTACTGATGGTCCCAATGCCTCCAGGTATTTAAAATTATACATGCATTGGTGATCATGTATGAAAAAAAGACTACAGTTCTCACAAGAGCGATAATATCTGCTTCTTTTTTATTCGCGCCTTCCTTGGGGCCAAGAGCCTTGCTCCATACTCGCCATAGCCTTGAGCCTAGTCGCGAACCAATCATTTGGCAAAGTATTGCACAATTTGATCTAGTGACACTGGGGTGAAATTATTTCGTTCGACACAGGCACTAAAATATCTTGTATCCACTTGGTTTTCTTCATTAAAGACTTGATGGCAATGAAGGTGTCCATGCACATTTCCTAAATAGTGCCCACTGATATTGCTTGGATGCACTGGAATATGAGTAAAAACTAAGCCACCTGGCAGGACATCGCCAGCACGGTGAAACATGGCACCACGAATATCTTCAAAATGCTCAGTGTAATCTTTGAGCTTAAAAATATCATGATTACCACGAATGAGAACTTTTCTTCCATTGCACTTGGCTAGACTGGCTAACCCACTGCGAGGAATGGCTACGTCGCCAAGATGGTAGACCGTGTCTTTTTCTTTAACCACTGAGTTCCATTGCTCCACCATTGTTTCGTCCATTTCCTCTACGGAAGAAAAAGGTCTCAATGGCGAGCCATCAGGCTGAATGAATGACAAGCTTTTGGCATGGCCAAAGTGTGAATCCGCAGTGACGAAAGCGCTCATTGCGTGATGCTGGTAAAAACTTTTTCTAGAAGATAGGCCATCTCATAATGCTCCTGAATGGCTTCAGAAATATCTGCAAGCTTCACTTCGTAAAATCTTCCATAGCTAGTGCCGCCTATGTATCTCCTGCCGTCAGGGGCACGCAGAATCCATTGATACAAGTCACCTTCCCAGCCCCAAACAACAGAAGGGAATTCGGCCAATATTTCATGGCCTTTTGGAATTTGGCTGAGGTCTTCGCTTTCCCACGGACATTGCCAGCGCAGCGTCATGTCCATCAGTCGTACCCCTTAACTGTGCGAGTGTGACCGAGAAGCATGGTTGCTTCTACATAATGCGCCGCATCGTCAAATGCTGTAAACGGTCCCTCTAGGAATGACCAATATTCGTACTCAACAGGCTTTGGCGCGAAGAAGATGCCAGGCTCGCCAAGGCCTTTGACCGCCATAGGCAGCAGTTCTTCAACGTCATACTCAATCCCTTTGGGGTTGTATTTAGAAGGTTTTTGAGTGATGCGATAGCGAGCCATTTGATGCAATAGTGAGCCATTTTACCTTACCAAGGGCAATGGCAAAAGTCAAGGGCGCTGCCGGGAATCGAACCTCGGAATTCCATGATATGTGCATAGCGTGTGCCAACACTACAGCGCCAGTGACCCCTCGATTTGTGCATCATTGACAACTAAATGAAGATGCCTGCAAGCCTGTGCGCACAGTGTAAAGCCGTCTTCGTTGTCAAGCTAAGCATGAGGAGTGTTATTGCCTGTATTCACAGGACTTGGGCTTGTTGCGGCGTCCAGAAATTTCCAGACCGTGCAGAGCAAGAACGCAGACTAGAGAATGGCAGCCCGAACATGCGGACCTAAGCCTCTAGCTGGAAAATGACGAAGGAGCAAGCGTGCAAGCAGGGGCTTGCCCTCTGTCGTTGACAAGCATAGCACAAAGCCCCAAAAGAATTGCGTCATCCTTGGCCTTTGTCACGGAGGTAAATCACCGCCTGCTCCAAAGTGCTAATTAGATCGTTTGCGTTGCCGAGCATCAAATTACACTTCTGGCAACACAGAGAAGGCGCCCGAAAGCGCCTGGGAATTTCAATTGTTACAAGCAATTAAGACGAATAATCTGGAAGGGAAGTATTTGGACTTTCAAAAAAAGAAATTGCTCGACTATGTTTAGTGGCCGAAAGTTCGGGAGCTTTTCCTGTCCAAAATAAAGAACGAGATTGGCGCAGCCAGAAGTCCCTATCCAGCCATTGATTGGACGATTGGCCGAGGTCGCTAAAAAGCCATGCAGCAGTAGCAGCGGCAAGCTTCTCAAGGCTTTGGCTTTCTTTTTCGCCTAGCTCTGCGCTCACCATGGCATTGACCACGGTATGAACTCGTTCGTCACGACTGATGTCTTGCGAAACAGTGCGCATGCCCACGTCACCAGTTTGCCGGAAGAAAGGCAATGCAACGAAGAAAATAGAACGTTCCATAATGCCTGCTTTAAGAATGGGATGGGCAGAATGCTCGTTCCATGCTTTTAAGATGTTCATCACTTCCTTTTCATCTTTCGCACTGGTTCCATGGGCATCAGCTACATAGTTCAACGCATCCAAGTGACGATCTTCATCATCTTGGTTTGAACGCAGCGTTTCAATAATGCCAAGCGTGGATGGCAGTTCGCGCTTCATGCCTTCTTCCAAAAGCTCCTTCACGGGAATTTCAAGATGCCGCAAAGCCAATGCCTTGAACAACGTGCTTTCAGCGCCTTCCGTGATCTTTCCTTTGGCTACGGGCACTGGCTGCCAAGAGCGCTTTTTAGCAAGAACGCTCAGATAAGGGCTTTTTTCAACGGCGGTGTTCATTTTTATTCAGTGCAATGTAAAAGAAGAGAAGAAAACAAAGGGCCGACGCTTCGGCCCAAGGAAAAGAAACAATGGGGAAAAGGGTCATTCAGCGCAACTGGAGCAGAAACCTGCGTCCAAGTTGTAAGACACACCATCTTCTAAGGGCTCGTTGTCATCGAGTCCGAACATACTCTTAAAATCGTCATCTAGAGCAGCGTAAGCGTCATCTTTTCGCTGCATGTCAGGCATGACTTGCAGCGAATAATAGAGGCTTGTCTGAGGAGATTCTAGCCAATCTTGAAGGAAGACACGGTCATAAACCACCACATCGCTCCATGAATTATATGAGTAGCCATGGAATAATCCTGATATTTGGTACAAAGACACCACTCCATTGGCCACTTTCTTGAAGGTTTCCCAGCCCACTTCGGCAGCAATTTCTACTTCGCCATAGTCAAAACTCTCCACGCCGAAGGTGCCAGAGTCACGATCAACAAGACGGCCAATGGGAGGGGCGATTTCAGGCGTAGTGGTGAATCCTTTCCTGTCCAGGTAGCGATAAGAGCATGATGCCGTGGGGGCAATACAAAAGGCTCGTTCCATCTTGTACTGGCGAGCCACTTCAGCAGCAGCGTCTATGCCGCTTGCAAGGGCCCACACGGCCTCTCCAGCCATCGTGCTACACCAATGCCCCACCCAAGTGCTTTCGTCATACAGGAGGGCCTCTAGGGCCTTTCCGAAGTCCTCGTATGAAATGCCATGGATGGAAAGGAAGTTTGCTAGCCCTAGAATACCTAGCCCCACTTGACGATCAACAGCAGGATCTAAGTATTCACCAGTATCACCCACTCCCGTGACGGCATGCAGCTTGCATAGCTGAAGCATTCCTTCGCTAAACGCTTCTTCCATGTTGTCCAATGAGCATGCCCCTAGGTTCACATGCTGCAAGAGACAGGTGCCACGATGCTTCAGCCAAATCTCTTCACAGACATTAGGCCAAATACGCTCACCACTATCATCAAATCGTTTTTTGGTGAGCCACATGTCACCACTTGCAATTCCTTTCAACAATGCATCAATCAATTCATCAGATGCATTATCAAGTAAATTATCATCTACAGTCAGTGATCGCTTCACCCATGGCAGTTCAACTCGACTTGCCTGGATAAATTCCATGGCATCAGGATGGTCATAATCAAGATGAAGAGTGATGGCGCCATTGCGAAACTTACCACCACGGCGCAACACTTCGTTTAGCTTGCTATAAATACCAGCAAAGCTAACAGGACCACTAGCTACTAGCCCCTTACCATTGTCTTCTCCTTTTGCTCGTAGCTTGGAAAGATTTATTGCTGCTCCTGCTGCATTACGAAGCGCATGGCTAACAAATCGCCAGGAAGCTTCAATGCCATCTGGCCCTTCCATTGTATCTTCAACTACAAAAGTTGTGCAAGACACTGGTAGACGGCTTTCAGGAGAATCAAGCCAATCTTGCACTCGCCCAGTACGAGCAATCTTCTCACAACGTGCGTTTTTCTTTAGTTCCATAAGACAACAAAGGCCCGCTGGGCGGGCCGCAATGAACACTGCCTAGCTTAGCTTACGATGCCAGCGCCTTGGCAAAATTCTCAGCTTCCCCTTTGGTTTTGAAATAATAAGGTTTGCCATCATGGGCAATAAACCAAGAGAAATCAGAGCGGCTATGGACTGGCCATATTTTGATGGCACCAATCTTGAACGGTGACGCTAGGTCATCCATGGGAAACATAATGCTCATGATCCAAAGCAATAAAGTTTAGTCAACAGCATACACCATTCATCCATCGCTACCAATCAGGATATGTATCTATTGTTACCTCACAAGATTGATGCATCAAGAAGATCTCATAGCCATCGCAATTGGTATAGCTATTTTTGTAATACCTTTTCTTTTCTATTTGCATGAACTTACGAAACAGCTTAATAGTTTTATTTGCATAGCGTTCATTTGGAATGAATATACGCCATACGCTTCTCACTTCGATCAAGGCATCAAATGCCCTGTTGTAGTTCATTGCCATGGCAAACCAAAATGCTCCTTGAAACAGAGGTTCAGCATAACCCATGCCTTTTCCCATTGAAATCTTAAGAAATTCTGTAATTTTGACAGTTCAATCGCCCAAACCCCAGTAAAACCGTCACGATCGACCCACAGGGCAATATATGATAGGCATAAGCGCAGCAGCGTCTCTCGATCAGCTCCGGCTTGATCGATGGTTGTTAACAGCGGCAAAGAAAGGTCAATCGACCTTCCTCCAGCTTCTCTCGAAACAGTTTCCTAAGAAACCTTCGCTAGAAGATCGCTACGAGCAAGAGCCCCCAAGGCGTTCCTTCCCAAGCGATCTTCTTCTCAACCATCTCTCAATTAATCGCTTCCTGCTTAAATGCTGGTAAATAGCTTCCAGCCGCTGAAATTATGCGCAGCAGCAACATTGCTTAACATAATAATTTTTATGGTAAATTGTTTTATAAACTAAGAAACTATCGCCGCCTTGGGGCGGCTAACACACACAGAGCATTGATAGTCATAGATGGTTGATAGTCATAGATGGTTGATGCTCGCACCACAGTGTCCTCACTGCTTGTCATTGAAGCCCGTACCGTTCGGACAGTACGCACTGGCTTCTGCCGTCATCAGCAATAAACAAGCCCCTACGCTCCATTAAACACCTGCCTGGTCGATGTGTTCAGCGTGAACATATGGTAAAAACTCGATTGAAAATTACCCCCCGCTTGGTTTGGGGTACCCGGCCCTCCACGCCATAAAACTACCACGCTACTGCTCTATAACGCTATAGTGATATTACGTTTGACAATTACCCGGCAACGTCTACCGTGATATAATGCTAGCGTTATATGTTGTGAGTGAGAATTGTTCTCGGTAAGGGGGGATTAACTCTATCAGTCTATGAGATAGGGCGCCAGCTATAAAGCGGCGCCCATGATTTAATCAGCCTATAAAGCAACGAAGCATGATTAACCCATTACTTAACGCCCATTTTCTGGCTTGAATTAATGCATCACCTGGGCAATCGGCTTCAATTGAAATATTTTCAGAGCCTAGAGTGTGGAGAATAATAACAGGATATATCATTTGTTACCCTCTTTAGTGATACGTCGCCATACTAACCAGGTGATAGCTTGAATTTGAGCGGCTGAATATTCAGCTTGCAGGATAGAATTGATAGTGGCGGCCGCTAATCTGTAGTCTGCTGAGATGGCATGGTAGGTCTTAGGAGAGATCTTAGGTGTCTTAGTGGTGGGGATATATCCGCCGGTCCAGATAGCGTATGCGTGGCCATCAACGCATACGCTATCACCCCCAATGATACAATCATAAAACGCCCTAACTTTAAGACCTCCTAATACCTTTAGACAATCGTCACCGGATAAAATGGCTAATGCCTTAACCTTATTAGCATTATAGGTGCCGACCTTTGCGAGGTCGGCCGCATCGTGACCGCCCATGGAATAGGCTCGAATCATAGAGTCAGCATCAACTAAATTTCTCTCCCATCTATTGTTGGGGGAGAGTGCAGCGATCACGCCAGCCGCAGTGTCAAGCGTTACGTTATAGCGCGCTGCCGTGATTTGGGCCGCATGATTGGCGGCGTGATACCAGTCTGCACCGTTGATGGTTTCAAGATCAGTAGCCTTAAAGAACACAGCCAGGATGTTACCGTAGGTAATGGGAATCATGATTGCAAGCAAGCAAGGTTTAAGGAATAGAATTTAGATAAAATCAGAATATTTAACTAGTTTCTGGGTTGGAAACCTGCCGCTATAAATAGCGGCCGCAGCTTGTAACACAATCTCGGAGAATAATATCCACTGAATAGAATTGGGGGCGTTATTAGCTTCCCAAGTGAGCCATTCTCCATTGAAGCTGTCATCAGCGCCCAGCTCGATATGGTGCCAATCATGAACCGCGCGGAATTTAGCGTTGGCTGATTTAGTTAAGTGGGGGTGGTTGTTGTGTACGGTGCTGATATTTAGCGTCGCAAACTTTTTAAATTCTGCTTTGCATTCTGCCAGACTGATGTCACCTGTCCAGAATTTAACGACACAAGGAATAGCTAGGAATTCCTGTTCAATCCAAGTATTTAGCGTGAGCAGCTCGGCCCTGGAAGGAGGGTATGTGGCGCCGTCCTGGTACGCCTTGGCAAATAGCGCAACAGAACGGGACTCTAAGCAGCTTGTCTGGCCCATTGAGGCATGCATGGCGATCACGGCGAAGGAATAGGGCGTCGCGGCCCTGGTACACATTATTGCCCATATGGGCGCCCATTTAATAGGAATCCACCCATTGATCAGCAGCCTTGATAGATAGGGCGCTATATGGCCACTGATAAGTTGCTAAGCTTATAAGTGCCCGCTTTAGGGCGCTTTGATCAGTCTGGCTTATCAACGCCACGGCGCTAGCGATCCGCTGACAGATTAACCTGCTAAGCTAATTCTAAATAAACAGTAGTGTTTATTGCCAACAGATAACAGATACTATCTATTCTAAATAAACAACAGATACTATCTATTACTAATAAACAGTAGATACTATCTATTCTAAATAAACAAC